AGTTCATTTCCAGCTTTATCAATAAATCTATCCATTGGAACACCAGCCCTAAACAAATCTCCCTTCTTTCTTCCTAACACTTCATCTTGGAATGATTTAGGTTGTTTTTTTAACCAATCATTATAATTTAAATCAGCCGCCACTTGTCCGTTCATACTTGCTCTAGTTGCCACCGGCACTTTCTTTATCTTTAACATTTTCTGTAATTGTTTAGCTGTTTTAAAGACTGCAATTGTTGTTGATCTACAATTAATATGCACTGGTGGCCTTGCCCCAGATTTAGGTGGAAATACTTTACCATCGTATGCTCTACAAATTGCGCTTGTTCTACCATCTAAAGTTGATACCCATTGAACAACTTTAATGCGAGATTGATTCCTTCTGTATATTTCGTTTCTAGCTACGTTTGCAGTATGTGCAAGAGCAGTTCTAACAGTTGCCTCTGCTCCTCGTCGTGATTGTTCTATGATACCAGCTTGCGCTCTAGTTCCCCTAATTGTTCTTATAATTTGCTGTGTTGTTTGCCCTTCAACATATCCTTGCGAAATAGCCGACTTAACTCGTCTAAATGTTCCATCTGGCATTCCGTTATACCACTCTCGTAATAATAAACCTTGAAACGGTCTTGCTCTAGCGGCCGCATAAATCTGTTCATTACTTGGTGATATTAAACTTAAATTTAAAGGTATTAATTTATCAAACATATTCATTTGAAATTGCTTTTCATACGAACCTAACTCTTTTACCTCGTCAGATAGTTTATCTATTAAAGGTTTATATCCTGTTTTAATTTTGCGTTTTAGATTAGTTAAAAGGCCACCTAATTGTTTAGGCGTTAGCTTTTGTAAATCCCTTCTAGCTAAGTCAGATACAATATCGCCCTCAACATTATCCAGCAATTTTAATATTTGTTTTACAACGCTAGATTTATAACGCTGTAAATATATTTGATGACGTATTGTCGCATCGGCTATATCATCAGATAATGACATCGTCTGGCATATCCATTGATTGATCTGCGACCATTTCTATTTCATCTTCTGCATCAACATTTTCAGCTAATATACCACGCCTTTTTGCTTCTTCTATATAAGTTTGCTTAGATATTACTCCGGCTAAGTGCATTTTATTTAGCGAGTCCATATCAATATGACTCATTGCAGTTGCTGAATAATCTTTGTTTATTGTTATTTCTATTTCAGCATTTATATTGGATAAATCTGCCATCCAACTAAAACACGTTTCTAAACTATCTTTTAGAGTGTCAGCCCACATTGACAACCGACTATTTATTTTATTCTCGTCAATCATGTCGCCAGTTGCTGTTGTTGTACCAGAACGCGAAACAATAAGCTGTAGTCCCATTGCTTGCATCTGAAACTCCATATCTTTTAATTCTGTCCGACCAGCGTCTATTGCCGCACCCGAATGTTCAACAACACCTATTTTAGCGTTTTCATTACTAGACCAAAAAGCATATCCAGCACCCTCAGTAAATGCTTGCAAATCTTCTCTGCTATAACCATGAAAATATTTCATTGGTGCGCGAGCATGGTGCATAATATTAGCTTGATCGGATTGCGACCGCCAGTGAGCTAAATTGATCTCGGCTAGTCTGCTATGTGGAGGCTCTGCATTAAAGAAACTTTTGCGACCAATATCAACTGGCTTAACCATTATTTCTGTCATGCCAGTTCCATATTCTTCATGTAAATACCAGTCGTCTCTTTCGTTTTGACAATAAATACGAACATTTACTGTGCCAATAATTCTTTTTTCCTCGACTGGTAGAGTTAAAACTCTTATTTGTATTGATTTATCAGGAACAAATTCATCAGTGCTTTCAGTTGCTACACGTTCCATAATTCGTATTTGTGTTAATTTAGGAGCGTTATTTATTATTTCCCATTTCCAACCTAAAACATCTTCTAATCTTAAATGTACAAAATATGGTCTAAAGTTTCCCTGTAATGCTTGCGCTTTTGTTAAGTTTACGTCTCTTAAAGGAGCATCAACCATTATAAATGATATTCCAGACCTTTGAGCATCTGAAAATACATCTTTAGAAAACTGGCTTAAATCTCTTGCCTCTAAATCAATATTGAATGCCCAGACATCTAAATCGGTATTTGTTTCTGCTAGCATAACAGGTTGATCAAATACTTTTCCACTTAAATCTTCTATAGTTTTGCCAACTCCATCAAATAACCAACTTGACGCAACTCTTGCATTATAATCATCATCGGTTTCTTGTGGAAACTGTGGTAAATATTTCACACCTAAGTCTCGCATATGCGCACCACCTTCAACTAAATCTCTAACTGGTGCTGATAACGATAACATTTCTTCTACTTCTTTACTTATTTTACTAACTGAATTGCTCATATCCTAATTACCATTTTTCCTGATGATTGCGCTTTAATTAATGGAGCAAGTGCGTAACGCACTGCGTCTGGACTGTGGTTGTTTGCATCTAATATATCTGGCAAAATATCACCGCTTAATTTATCTGTCTTGTGGCTATATAATCTAAAGTCCTCTGCTGAACCTTTACAGCTTGGATGTATTATAACAGAATTAAATCCGCGAATAAACCTCACGCCTTCAGCAATTGAATTAGGCCACTTTTTAACACCTTCCATACGAGGTAAACCATTCCTTTGCAAATAACTAATTGTTTTAGGTTCTGCTGAGTCTGCCCGACTTATATATTTATCAAACTCTGGTATGGTATCACAAATAAACTCTTTTGTCTTGTCTATTTCTACTCCAACACCATATGCCTCTTTTTCTATATATAAATTATCATTGTAAACCCAACATTTGACAGCAACTAAAGGATCAGGTCGAAAACCAAAATCAACACCAAAATAAGGGTTTCCCCAATTATCAGCTACAACAAAATCTTCTATTTTCCATTTATCGTAAAATATTTGTGCTTCATTATATTTTTCATAATCCCCTAACCAAATATGATTATAGCGTTCGTAATCTGATTGTTTTGCGTGATCTGCTAAAGTAAACATTGCTTCTGGGCAAAAAGGATTATCTAAATAATTAACGTGGACTACTTTTGCTTGATTATTGTTTGTAAAGAGTTGCTCTACTGCATCGGTTTCATTTCGCGGATTCCAGCTAAACCATAACTCACTACCATCTTTTCTTAATGTAGGGTCTAATAACTCTATTGATCGTTTTGATAATGACTGAGCTTCTTCGCACCAAGCTATATCAAACCCCTCTAATGATTTAATACTTTCAGCAGTATGATCTTGCATCCCTTGAAATATTATTATTCCATTACCTTGCCTGTTATGTATTTCTGTCCCCATAATCTCAAACATATGCTCAACATTTAATGCTTTTATTTTATCTTCTAATAATTGTTTTGCACTAAACTTTAACGACCGCTGAACTTCCCTTATACAAACTGTTCTACTATTTGCATCTTGTATATGTCTTTCAATTATAGCTTCAGCGAAAAAATGTGATTTACCGGATGCTCGACCACCTTTAGCACCTTTATAACGATGGTCACTTGTTATTATAGGAAGCACCCATCTTGGCGTTTTAATCTGTAGGGTCGACAATTATTCGCTCTATCTTTGTAGGTGTCATTGATCCATCAGGCGAGGTATGTTCTACAGCAGTAGTATCTTTCCACCCAGCTTGAGTTTTTAAATAGAAGACTTGCGCTCCTAAATCGCCATTTTGTGCTTTATTTATTAAATTAGATGCAATATTACCTACAGCTTTTGCTCTTCCCTTTTTATAGCGTTCGGAAATATCTGGCTCTCGTTCCATTATTGCATAAAATGTTGTTCTACCGATACCAAAATAATCAGCAATTTGATCTGTTGATAAAACAGCCGCTAATGTTTCTAATTCCCTTTTTTGGTCGTCAGTTAATACTTTTAAAGGTCTGCCACTTTCTCCATTAGCCATTGTTAAATTTAACTCCTGTTTCTGCGTGAATTGCTTGTTTACCAGTAAATTCTTCCCACCGTTGAACAATAACATCGACATACTTCTCATCTAACTCCATCAAGCGAGCATTACGCCCTGTCTTTTCAGCGGCTATCAGTGTGCTTCCAGAGCCACCAAACAGATCAAGAACGCTGTCTCCAGCTTTACTGCTATTGATCAAGGCACGTTCAATAAGCTCGACTGGCTTCTGAGTTGGATGCACGTAGTCTCCTGTTGCACCTCTGCTCATATACCAGACATCGCTCTGGCTTTTATCACCCTGCCAGACACCGCCTTTGCAATAGAAGATAAACTCATGTTGAGGACGATAATTGGCATTGCCTAGACCGATGCTTTTCTTGTCCCAGACAATGCAGTTACTCACTGACAAACCGCACTCATTTAAAGCGTTTTCAAATTCCTTATAAGTTCGCCAAGTAAAGCATACATAAAAAGCCGCACCAGCTTTGCTAGTAGTTTTAGCAGTAGCTAATGCGTCCCTAACTAAACCAATTAAGTTGTCGCCCTGCAGATCATCACCTTTAATCATGCCATGAGCTTTAATTAGGACGCCGCCTTTTTTATTTAATGCATCATCACCGCGCGCTCTTCCACCACCATAGCTCATGCCGTATGGTGGATCGGTAAATACCAGATCAGCCTTTAAACCATTCATTAGTTTATCAACCGCATCAATGTTTGTACTATCACCACACATTAATCTGTGATTATTAAGTAACCAAACATCACCCTCAATTGTTACAGGATTAATTGGTGCTTCAGGAACAGCGTCTTCATCAGTTAAACCTATGACCTCATCATCGGGAAATAACTCTGACAATTCATCTAAATTAAAACCAGTTAAATTTATATCAAAATCTAAGTCCTTTAAATTATCTATCTCCACCTTTAACATTTCATTATCCCAACCAGCATTTAACGCTAACTTATTGTCAGCAATAACGTATGCTTTCTTTTGTGCCTCTGTCCAATCTTCAGCAACCATTACAGGGACTTCTTTTATATCTAATTTTTGAGCCGCTAATAAACGACCATGCCCTGCTATTATTTCATTATCTTCATCAACTAATATTGGTGTAGTAAAACCCCATTCTTTAATGCTTGCCGCTATTTGCCCAATTTGTTCTTCGCTGTGAGTTCGACTATTTCTTGCATATGGTATTAATTTATCTGTTGATTTACGTTCAATTTTATCACTAGGCCATTTATTCATTGTATTCTCCCTTATAACCGACCAGCAACTACCGAGGGAGGTTCGGAGTTACTGATCAGGAAAGCTATTTTTTATGCTCTCATTTTGCCTGTATCATAATTTAACTTCATGCGCTAACGCTAAATAACCAACTGCATCTCGTTTATTATCCATTTTAGATTTATGTGCTTCTCTTGCCAGTTTTACAAATACCATAAACATACAAACATCTTCGGCAGTGAATTCAATTCCTTTGTAAGCCGAAAACATAATTGCAGTCCGTTTAAAGTTTGTTTTAGGTTCCCCATATTCTTTACGTCTTTTATGACTAACTAAATTATTAGCAGAGTTTAAGATATCTGATGAGGATTGAATATCATTATCAATCATTTATTAAACCTTTTACTTGATCCAAATACTTCCTTCATAATTTTATCCGCTGATTTTCTTCGTTTTTCCATATCAACTGTAACTGCAATAGGTAATGGCTCAACTTTTTTATTTGCTACCATATTTTTCCTACGGTTGTTTATTATTCGCTCTCTTATTATTCCCTCATGTGGCTTTCGACGGGGTTCTTCATTTAGGTGTTCAACAAACGCTTCATCTATTTCACGCTGACTAAAATTCTCTAACGCCTTCATCCAACCTAACATCATTTCATATTTTATTTCATCTTTTACAGGTTGAACAAAATATTTATTTAATAATGCTTCGGCTTTTAATGCTATCCACATTCGATGCTTTTCTAACTCTTGTGAGTTTAATTGTTTAGATAATAAATTATACACTGCTTTTCTCCCTTGCCGCTCTTGCCATTAAGTTAATAAAATTATCACTTTTATTGCTATTAAATTTTAAACTATTCCTCAACCACGTTCGCCAAGCCGCATCCCAACACTTAAACGATGAACCTTTACTTATATGATAATCTTTAAATTGATCGCCATTTTCATAATATTGTGACTGAGAAAACCCCATCTTTATAGCATCATCAATGTTTTTATCTGATAAAACCCAATTAACAGGAATTGTTGATGATTTCTTTTTTGCTATATTACTAATACTTACTGGTTCACTTACTATGTTATGGGGGTTATGTTTTTTAGACTGGGGGGGTCTAACTTCTAAGGGGGTGGGGTCTAAATATTGTACCCCCCCTAATTCAAAACCCAATATATAGTTATTAGATGTTTGTGACCCATTTTCGCGCTTTCGCTCTTGCTTTTTAATTAGTCCTTTATCCTCTAAATTTTGTAAATGTTTTATAACTGAGCCTCTTGATATTTCGCAATCAATAGTCAATTTCTTTATACTTGGAAAACATCCGAAATCTGGATTATGTCTATCTGCAAGGTGTAATAACAGTAATTTTTGCGCTGGCAAAAGTCCTTTTTGTTGAAACGCCCAATTAGTCGCTTTATGACTCATAAAATAAATCTCCCTTTTTACTTGTGTTATTTAAATTGGTGAGCTAAAAGATTTATTAAGGTACTTGGTCGCCTGTAACTGTTCATTTTAAACTCATCAATTTAGCTCTAGCCCTAAAAAGCTAGAGCCTTTTTTTATTTAATCAAATGATATTGTGCAATAGCTGTCCTGCAATTGTCCAATGTCACCATAATTTTACCAATATTATGACCACTCTCTTTTAATTCGTGAATTCTAGCGGCAAGTCTTGTACTCTGAACTGGTTTTTCTCTTGCTTCAATTGGGTTAATTGTTCTACCTTTATTAAAATAATGCTCTAAGATTAACATATTTTGGTTTTTACTCATTTATTTTCTCCCAAATATAATGAAATTGCTTTTAAGGTTTTATAGTTAGGATTACATTCCTTTTTTGTAAATTGAGCGACAGAATTATAATGTAAACCTAGGCTTTTAGCGACCGAATTTAAATTACGATCACTTAATCGTTCTTTTATTTTATCTAATGTTAATAATTTATATTTCATTAACTTTCTCCAATTAATACATTTTTTACGTTTACAATATTTTTATTATAATGTAAACCGATTATATTAAAGTAAAAAAGGAGTTGAATAAAATGATTACAACCGACCAAAAATGGCCTTCACCACTTACCTTAAAATTGTTTGCGGCTCATAAAATAAATAAACTTCAACAGTCAGAACCAATAGACAATCAATATAAAGATAAAAGTTATTTTTATCGTAACTTTTATAAAGTATTTGAGGAGATTGTAAATGAAACCGCTG